AGATGAAGGCGGGCCACTGGGAGGGCGGAAGGGTCTGGCAGCCTTCGCTGTTGGTGCGGGTGATTCCGCCGCGATGGATGTTAATGCCGAAGAAGCCGGTCTCTTCCTTGCCGCCGTCGCGCTGGACGGTGACTGCATCGCCTTGGACCAGAGCTTTGTAAGGGTTGCCGCTCCGAATGCCGTGCTTGCCCAGTTTGTAGCGGTAGACGCCTGACTTGAGGGATGCGTAGCCCTTGCCGACCTTGGGATTCTTCCCGCTGCGGGCCGGATCGACGTTGGCGTTGAAGGCGGCGTGGACATTGGGCGAAACAAGGATGATGGCGTCGTCGTAGATGCCTCGGTCGTTCTTGCCCTTCGCGCCCATACTGTCCCGGTAGTAGCCACGAATGCCGACCAAGCACACCGGATCGCTGACGTTGGCAGCCTTGAGCTGCTTCAGCGTCTCGTCGCGCTTTTGTTGTGGTCGGCTCTTGGGGATCACTTGGTTGGCTCTTTGACGGTCTTCGCGTCGAATGTGACGGTGGCTTGCTGCTTCAAGAAGTCATAGCCGACCGTCACGCAGCCAGCCGCAAGAGCAGCCCAGCTCACGGCGAGGATCGCAACTGCAATGAGTTTTGTGGCGCGGGCGCTCATGGAGTCAGAGGCGGGCGGTCGAATCCTTCGCTACAATTAGTCCCCAGCCCGCGAGTAGACTTGCGGCGACGAGGCCGATGTCCGGCACTTGGCCGCTGGCCAGAAATTCGCGTCCGGCGGTGCTGAGTGAGGCGATGATTGTGAGGATTCCGAGCAGGGTTGTTTTGTAGTTACGCATATTATTTTTGCTTCTGTTTCTTTCTCAGGTCGTGAAGGACCGAAATTAAGGTGACGACGCCGACCGCGAGGCCGACACAAAGACCGGCGACTCGCAGGGTTGTTTCTAGGTGAGGGAGCATTGAGAAGACGCTTGAGCCGATGCTAGTAACCGTTCCAAGCACACCCTTCTCGGTGGTGCTCATGTTGTGATGAAAATACGACAGGCTCATCGTCCGGCTCCTCACTATTTGCGGTAGGCAATCACCGTGCCGCTGTGCAGCTTGATGGCACTGAAAAAGCCGTCGAGGGTCGTGCCAGCCTTGATGAGCGCGGCGCTGGCCTCGGTGGCGTTCGCGGCACCGGTCAGGTTGCCGGTGAGCGTGTGGAACTTGGTGTCGGTCATCACGTCGATGGAGATGATGTCAGCGGTGACGGTGTTGGTGTCGCCGATGAATTGGCTGCCGGACGTGCGGTTGGTGATGCGTGTATTCGGGTGCATAATTTAGTATTGGTTGACGCGGGCGGTCCACATGGAGGGTTGGCCCTGTTGGAAATAGTATTTGTCGCGCTGCGAGATCAGCTCGGACTCGGCCATCTGTTCCATGGCGAGTGCTTTGTCGAGCTGGCCGTCTTCGGTGAGGAGGTCGGAGGTCAGCATGAGTGCGACTGCTTTTGCGATGACGGCGGGCACTGTCGCGGAGAGGTTGCTTGCGGAGTATTCGGTCGGGCGGATGCGGTAGTTGACCCAGACGGTGGTTGGCAGGTCGGTGCTTTGCGGGAAGCGCACGTTGTCGCCGAGGAGGGTGTAGCCGATCTGGCGGGGCGAAACGTGGGTTGCAGGGTTGTCGCGGAGGACGGCGAAGACTTCGCCCATGGCGGTCTGGCCGACTTGCTCGTAGGGGATGAAGTAGCCGGTGGTGTCGTTGCCTTCGACGGTGCGCTCTTCGACGCGCATAAGCTCTGGCCAGTCGCTCCACTCCCAGCAGTCGGCGATGCGCTCGTTGGCGGCGGCGACAAGCATGGTGCGCGCGCCGGATGGGATTGCGTCGATGGTGCTGGCGTCGTTGCCGACACGCTGCCATGCCCTCAAGAGGATAGACTGTAAGGTGACTGTGCGCATTAGCTGTTGAGTGCGTTCATGGCCGACTGCACGGCGGCTTCAAAAGTGACGCTGGGATTCGGCCACGATGCTTGCGGCGCCGGATTGGCGGCGAACATGGTGAGGATCTGCTGCAAGTAGGCTTCGACGGCGTCCAGCTCGGCGCAGGTTTTGCCTGCGGCGGTGAGGCTTTGGCGCAGATACAAAAGTGTGGGCTGGCGGTCGCCTGCGAGGCCGACACTGCGGAGGTGTTCTTCGGCGGTGATCGGTTCGGCTTCCGGTGCGGGTGCGGGCGGAAGCGTGGCGAGGTCGATGTCGGCCAAGCGGACGGCGGACGTTCCGGCGGGCGGTTGCCACTTGGCGGTGTCGCCGTCCCAGAGGACGACGTTGACGAGGTGTCCGTTGGGTTGGTCGAGGATGGCGTATTGCTCGGTCATGGTTAGAAGTAAGTGGTGATGACAACGATGCCCGCCGCGCCGTTGCCGCCTGCTCCCGAAGCCGCTGGCAAGGCTCCCGCGCTGCCTCCGCCGCCGCCGCCGCCGTAAAGACCGCCGTTGCCGCCCGCGTTGCCAGCACCCGTGGAGCTATTTGGAGATCCGCCGCCGCCGCCCGTTCCGACAAAATTCATGCCACCAGAGTTTCCGTTTCCACCAGCAGCACTTGCCCCGCCGGTCCCGCCAGCAACCAATGCTCCTGTGCGAACGTGACCCGAATCTGCCGCTGCCGCGCTTGCGTTTACCACATTTGCGGCAGTGATCCCGCTGCCGCCTTGACCGCCAGTGGGTGCGTTGAAAACTGCGGAACCCTGCGTTCTGCTTCCATTGCTGCCATTGACTCCACCATTCGTAGTCCCGTCTGCACTATAAATTCTCGCACTATTCGACGCACCAGATCCTCCAGCGCCAGTCGTTGTTGCTCCACCACTGCCGCCACCTGACGCGAATGTTTGAATGACCGATCCTATACTGCTGACGCCACCAGACGATCCCGCCTGACCATTATTGGCAGTGGATCGTCCAGAGCCGCCTGCGCCGCCAGCGCCAACCGTAATAGCTTCTGTAGCGCCCAATGCGCTGGCGTCTAACCACCCAACAGTAATGCCTCCCGCGCTCCCGCCGCCGCCGCCGCTGCGGTCTGTTCCTGCGTTATCACATCTACCGCCGCCGCCCCCGCCGCCGCCGCCGATGACGATGTAATGCACCATCTTGGCTCCGGCGGGTTTTGTCCAAGTGTCGTTAGCGGTATAGATGCGGGTCTCGGTGAGTTGGCCGGTCAGCGCGATGGTTCCGTTGGTGTTGGGGATACTTAGGGTCCTCGTCTGTCCGGCGGCCACGTTGGTGCCGACATCGAACTTGGCCGCTTTGGTCGGGTCCGTATTGTCGTAGATGAGGAACGCACTGTCGCTCATAACATCGTGGAATGACGTGTCGGTGAGCTGGTAGTCGTTGTCGCGGGAGGCGCCGACGATGGCCTTGCGCACATACACGCCAGCCTGTTTGTAGGACGAGAAGGGCCACGTTCCGGAGTTTGAGCGGACGAGCCAGCGGCTATCGAGGGCCGCCGATCCGTCGAGCGGGAGGTCGGCATAGGTCGCCACTTCGCCAGCGAAGAAGGCAGAGCCGCCGCCGCCGCCCGATCCTTTTTGATCGAACGTGCCGCTGAAGGGGTTAAACGTCCAAGGCATTACAAATTAGAAATTGGAGATTTAAGAGCGGGTGACGGCAGCGAGGTCCGCGTCGTCGGTTGTCGGCGGGTTTGTCGTGTAGGAGAGGGTCAGCGTGGCGACTGTTTGGCCGGTGCTGCCGCCTTCTTTGTATTGCACCGTTTGGATGTTGTTCGTGCTGCCGTAGTAGCTGATTGAGATATAGTCGTGCTGCGGGATGTTGAGGCCAGCGACGTTGCGGACGTTGATGTTCGGGTGCATTTGTTAGGCGGCGGGTTGGGCGGACATGCCGAGTTGCTGTTCCTGCGCCATCTTTTGCAGCGCGGGCTGGGCGCCGGTGCGGCCGATGACTGCGTTTTGCTGCTGTTGGAGCTGGAACTGGAAGGCTTGCGCGCGGGCGTCGATCATCTTGCGGAAGATTTCGTCCTGTTGATACCGCTGCTGGACGGCGGGATTGCTTTGAATGATTTGCTGGAGGGTTTGCAGTCTTACCTGCGCGTTTTGTCCGCCTTCTTTGAGCGGCGGCTCGGTGCCTGCGGCGATTTTTGCAAACGCACCTTGCTCGTCTTCGATCTCGGCTTGGGTGGCGGCGCCGATGTCTTGCACCAAGAGGCCAGCAAGATTCGGGTCAACGGCTTGGAACATGTATTTGACCAAGCCAGCGCGGTCGATGACGCCGAAGCTGTCCAGCGGGACGAGGACTTTGGCGAGGTAGTCGAGTTTTGCGCCCAGTGCTTCGTTGTCGAGGAGGCGCGCGTCAAACTCAGCGGTAATGTCGAATCGCCCACGGATGTCTTGAGGGCTTGCGTTGAATGCCAACTGGGCATTGCCGGTGATGCGCGCGACCTCCTCGGGAGTCATATACTGTTGCGCCAGCGCCATGGTCTGCGCGATGCAGAGCTTCATGTCGATGAGCCAAGAGTCGATTAGCTCCTGCGTGTGGAGCATGTGGCGCTGCTGCGGGACGGCATCGCTGATGCGCCCAAAGTAATTGTCCACGTCCGCACGGGTGGCGGCTTCCACCTCGATGCTGCCCATGTCGGGGCGAGGGGGATTCATCCACTCGATCTCGCCGGGGCGGCGTTCGGGG